CAGTAAAAAGACCTTTAGACATGATATAATTACCTCTCAATGTTGAATAATTTTGTTACTACACTCATATTATAAAACCAAAAGTACAGCGTGTCAAGCATTTTGGATAAATTTCTTTACCGCAGTTGAATGCTTGCAAGATTTGCGATACTGAAAACCGATACAGTCACAAGTTACAGAACCATGGCTAGAAATGACTTGATATTTTTTACCCGTTTTCTTTGACTTGACATTGAAGATTCTACTATTCGAACGACCCTCGGCCATCTCATAGCCAACAATATTTGACTTTTTAACTAGAGAAACTAAATAATAAGGATTGTCATCTTGTTTGATGCTGACATAATCATCATCGCACCACTTAGGATTTTGTACAACAATACCCCTAATAGCATGTTCTTTCCAACCCTCTTGCTTATAGATGTATGAATAGATACGAGTTTTGATTTCTACAAATTGACCGATTTCTAAGTTCATATAGTATGTTCCTCAGTTCATATGCTTATTATATAGCAAAAAGAAACCCGAGTCAAATGCTCGGGTATTAAGATGTTGTTCTAGAACAACGGTATTTTGCTTATATTTTAAGCATCATCTGACTCTATTATGCCTTCGGCTTCCATAAAATCAAGAGTATCATTTACCCCCTTCTTATGTCCTGCTTTGAAACAAGCAAAGCACGCTAATAGCAATAGAGCAATTTGAATAAGATCGTAGAGACTGAAAACTATATTTGGCATTTTTACCTCCTACTCTTAAGCTTCCCAATCTGAAGGTCTTTGTTTGAAAAACTTATACATTTGACTTTCAGCTAAGTATTTTGCTACAAGAGAATTTTCTAAACCGTACGCCTCAAGTTCCCATGGATGATCCCAGTAGTTTAGATCTTCATCATTATAATATACACCGTTCCAACGTGTAACATTACTATTTTTGTAATGTCCAAATTTTACTGCTCCAGTGGCAAATTGTTTAAGGTGTACAAATTCATGAGCAAGTGTTTTCAACGTAACAATTTTATATGGAGTACGTTTTATCTCAATGATGAATTCTCTATGAGGCGAACTATCTAAGGTATAACAATAACCTCCTGCATGTAATTTATCTAGTACAAAAATTTGTACATCAATGTTTTTATATAATCTTTTGCTTAGAAGTGTCTTGGTGAAGAAATAAGATGCCTGTTTTATTGCGGACGTAAACTCTTTATCTTTAGCGCCTCTAACGGATATTACCATTCACCACCTCCACAATTATTTATGGAGGCAAGTTTTAGTCTGTAAAATGTGTAGGCTCTTGCCCATAATAATTATCTAACGAATCAATTTTCTTTTTCTTCTCAGTTAGCATTTGCTCGGGTATGCCTTCACCAATCACTTCCTGTAAGAAAGTAGAATTGTTTACAACAGGAACTTCTGTAAGCATATCGCCTTTTTGTTTAGCAACAGATGTAAGACCGGCATTTTGTTTGATTGTGTTCATATTATCCCTTAAAATTTAATACTTGAAAAGTCTCTTGACTTCTTAAAGACATTATTAATACTCACACTAGATTCTAATTCGTCTGCATTTAACTTGATTCCAGAATCTGACAAGTTTTTCTGAGCAGACGTTTCTACATCATATAATTTCATCTTTGCTCTATCTACACCAATAACAAATCTTTTATTAACTGTAGGATCATTATATCTGTTCTTTAGTTGTTTCACCATTAGCTGATTCAACTGTTCCATGTCCTCTGTAGAAATAAGAGCGAACATAAAGTCTACAGTAGCAGGCAATCCAAATGACTCTGAAGTATCTGTTAATTCTACATCAGTATTGCCATACCCGCTTCTTGTTGTCTGCGTGGCACTTAGAATAGGAACATTATTTTCTACTGCCATACCCCTTAGTTCTTCAGCAATCGCCTTAATTAAAGTATAGGAATTAATATTAGCGCCGGCCTTAAATCTAGCACTAGCACAGATATTGAGATAATCTACAATAATTATATCGGGTTTGAATTGTTTCTTTAATTGCAATTCATTTAACAATGCATTGAAATGCCCAACATGTGCGCCTGCTGTAGGATACTCTTTGATAATCAATTTACCATTTAGTTTATCTTTTAACTTTTCTATTCTATTATTGAATATAGATTTAGGTAGATCTTTCAATTGATCTAAAGTTATGTTCATTAGATTTGCATCTATACGTTCTGCAATTCTTTCCTCTGCCATCTCCATAGTAATATAAAGAACATTTTTGCCTTGATTCAAAACACTTGCAGCAACATGACACATAAACAAAGATTTACCTACACCCGTTCCTGCTAATACTACATTAAGTGTTTTATTTGGCATACCACCATTAGTAATTTTATTAAATAGATCTAGATCAAAAGGAATACGAGTTTCTACTCTATGGTAAAAATCATATCTCTCCTCAGCATTTTCGATATAATCATGACCTACTCGTTTATCAAATGATACGCTGAGGGCATCTTGGAGTAACTGTGGTATTCCATCGGTTGACAGGCTTTTATTCCTACCATCAATAATAGAAATAGAACTAAGTATCGCATTATATATTGCTTTGTCTTTACAAAATTTTTCAGTTTCTTTTTCTAACCATTCTTTATTTACTTCTGAGTTTTCTAACGTTTGTACTAATTCAATTACTTCTTTGTACTGGTCATCGGATAAGGATTTATCATTTTGTGCTGCTATAATAAGAGCATCTATATTAGGAGTACTATTATATTCTTCTATGAATTTAGATATGTAATCATACACTTTAGAATCTAAAGTCTCAGTAAAATAATCCCGCTTCAAGAACGGGATTACTTTTCTCATATAATCTTCACTGTGTACTAGATTCTGTAATATTACTGTCTCTATCTTTTTCATGTTCATGTAGTTCGATTGCTTTTTCTAAGATATCATTTAAAATTTTCTCCATTAATGTATTGAACAATGGAGAATTAAATTCTTCTTCAGGAACTCCACTGGTTTTATTAATGAAGTTGAAATCCAAAGACATCATACCAGAATCATCTGGTGCTAAATCAAGTGTATTGATACTTATAACTGTTCCCTGAAATCTACCACCTGTAATTTTTACACCCCAGGCATTATCATTATGGTGCCATGGCTCATACTGTACTTGCATCTTTATACTCCTCTTCAAAATCTTCGTCAGACAATGGCTTTTGTAACATCTCAGTGCCTGCTATTCTATAACTTGATTCTATATAATCTCGGAACTCTTTGCTAGTAATAATTGGCATCCAAAATTCTTTTGTATAAGTATCCTTATGTCTATATTTCTTTTCTGATCCTTTATGAGCGTACCAACCGTTGCTAGGTTTAACTACAAACCCACCTTCCATAGCAACGTCCAAAAGACCTGACCATGTACTAATGCCGCCTTCAAAAGAAACTTCAATAGGAATCTTAGATTTCTCTCGTACGAATCTAGACTTTTCTACATTCATAATAAAATTAAATCCAACAACATCCGTTCCTTCTTTTTCTTGTTGGCGTCCAATAATAAAAATATTATCAGCAGAATAATAAATGCCTGTGCCGCCAGAAACAATTTGTTTAGGAAACAAACCGATCTCAGCATAAGTATGATTAACAACTACCATCGGAATATCTTTGATAGTAAGATGAGGTGTAATCATTCTAAATAATGACTTCATCTGTTTAGCACGTGTCATATCTGCAACCGATTTACCTTCTAAAGCATCCTCAACTTCTTTCTTTGATGCTAGGTTGCCTACAGAATCAACTACAATCATAACATGATCGCCTCGCTCAATGTTATTGATTTGTTGCATGCTATCAAATTTTAATTGTTCAATATCTGTTATGGGCGTATGAAGAACACGGGCTGTGTCGATACCGAAGTTATCAAAATAAGACTGAGGGCTACCAAACTCAGAATCGTAAAACAGTATAATAGCATCTTCATATTTGTCTAGATATGCCTTTGCACACAGTAAAGAAAACGCAGTTTTAAAATGTTTAGATGGACCAGCGAATACCGTTAGCCCAGGTGTTAAGCCACCTTCTAAACTACCCGATAATGCTACATTCATCATTGGAACAGTTGTCTGAATCATATCCTTCTTTGCGAAGAACTTTGATTTATTTAGAATCTCTGTTTCTTTGATTGTTGAATTCTTTTTCAATTTTTCTAAAAGGGACATCATATCTCCTAAGCAAATAATGCTTCAAGTGTTGCCATCGGTTTAGGTTTCCAACCAATGCCATTTAAAATAGTTGTTAGTGGTTCTAAGAACGACTTCTCGAACATTATATTATAATCAACATAACGTGTCAATTGAAACTCCTCGGGGATGCCACCGATAAATCCAATACAATTCTCACCTATATCATTTGGCTCTTTTAAATAAATGAATTTAATTTTATCTCCCTCTTGAATTAATTCATATTTTTTATCTAACTTTCTTTCTTTCAGATAAAAATTATAAAGGAGTGCACCACGAACATGCATCGGAGTAGCTTGTCTATAGATATTAGCCCTGTCGGAATATTTATCCAAACCATTTACTGATCTAGGAAAGGCAATATCCTGTGGTTTCAACTTTAGATATTGTTCCTCAAACATCTTGATATAAGTCTGCAGATGTGATTCTGATTTAGTAAGTACAATCTTTACTGCTTCTTTTAATGCTACTCTAATTGGTTCGGGTGTAGAAGATCTAACAATTTCTAAACCCATCACTTTTAATTTAGGTTCAGAATATTGAACGCCTTCATTATTATACACATTCAAAGCATAACGTTTCTTTGCTACCCATACACCTCGATCAGCAATGGCTTCTCGCTTAAAATAGATTTTCTTTTCAAAGGCGTTTGAATACTCCGCAAGTTCTTCACACGCAGAGTTGATTGCTTTTTCTATCTTATCATTACAGATTTTATCTAGTATAGCTACAACCTTATCCTTAGGTAAGTCCTTATAGAACTTTTGTACTAAGGGATCAAGCGTAACATAACATGAATCAGTATCTGAATAGAAAGAATAGTCAAAACCATCAGTATTACAAATTTTATTAAGGTATTCATTTAGAGCTTTGCCTACAGTTCTAATGATATACTGTCCTGTTAGTGTAATGCCTTCTGCTATTCTATCATCATAGAACCTAAAAAACTCATTACCCCAAGCACCAAACAGGGAATTCAATTGAATTTTTCTTGCCATCTGAAAGTTATTATACTTGGCAATATCTTTTTGGTATTTCTTATCTTTAGTTTTTTCATATTGTTCTTGAGCAGCTAGCATAGACTTTTTATATCTTTGCCTATCAGCAAATAGTTTTGCTACAATTTCAGGAAATACTCCTTGCTTTGTATTCTTAAACATATAACCATTTGCTGTCATGCAAACATTTTTTTCTACAAGATCATCTAGTTTATATTTCTTCTCAAGTAGTTTATCTACAATTGTATCTTTACAACCGACTATCATTGTTTCTGGAGAAAGATTATATTGCAAAATAATACTAGGATACAGACTAGTAGCATCAAAAGAAACTACCCAGTCATATTTGCCAGGCACAGGTTCCTGTACATATGCTCCTATAATCTGTCTACCTTTTCTTGATTCATCTCTTTGATGCACTACAATATTCTGTTCCCACAAATGATTGAACAGAATACAATCCCAAGTCCTTACTGCCGAGAATATATCTACATAATTACACTTAGCATCATATGCCATTGTTAAAATCAGTTCAATCAACTTCATTTTTTCTTCTAGCTGATCTACAAGCTCGACGTCAACTACGTTATACTCGACAAACTTAGCCCAGTTGTTTTTATAGAATGCTCTAAAAGAATCATATTCTTCATATGATAATTTTTCTTTGCCCAATTCTACTTTGGCAATGTGATCTAACTTATAGGATTCCTGCGCATTATAGGTAAACTTCTTATACAAATCTAAATAATCTAAAACCGAAATGCCGAGAATATCAAACGTAAGTTCTTCTCTACCTGCCCTTGTAAACTGTTTAGCATTTACTACATTCCAAGGAGATAGTTGTTTTACCGTATCCTCGCCTAGAATCTTTTGTATTCTATTGCATAGATAAGGAATATCAAAAAATTCTATGTTCCATCCTGTGAGAATATGTGGATGCTCTGAGCTAAAGTATTCTAGGAATTTTTTCAGTAATGAATATTCATCAGAACATTGAATATATCTATGTGTCGGTTTGACTGGATCACACGGTTTGCTTCCAAATGAAATAAGTTCTTTTGTATTATAATCTTGAATAGTAACTAGTAATACTTCTTCTCGTGGATCCTTTGTATCAGGGAATCCTAGTTCTGCAGTTGTTTCAATATCAAGTGACCAAATTTTAATTTGTGAAATATCAAATTCAATTTGATCAGGAAACATTCTAGTAATATACTGATAGGCAAAATTAAAATTGCCATATAGTTTAAAATTCTCGATATCTTTATATCTTTTGATATAATCCCTGGCTTCGTTGATATCCTCGAAATCAATTTGTTCTAGATTAACTCCTTCTAGGGACTTATATTCCGATTGATTTTTACTAGGAACGAAAAGAGCAGGCCTAAAAGATACCCGATCCTGAACTATTCTACCATTATTTACCCCACGGACAAGAATTTTATTCCCAAATTGAATTACATTAGTGTAAAAACGCATCAAAAGTCTCCAGTTACAGCCTATATTATAAATATAAAAGGGCAAGAGGTCAATAGATATGAACATATCTATTCATAAAGTAAAGTGTGATACTTATATTTATTGAGATTTCCTTGATTTTGCCATAAAAATTAAGGAGATTTTAATGCACAAAATAGTAAAGTATTTTTTGGTAATGATACTTGCTATTCAATTAACGCCTGGATTCGTAGTATACGCGCAAAATACGAGCACACAAAGTACTACGGGCGGAACTACAACAAGCACTACCGGATTAATAGACCAGGGAAACTATGACGGCGGTAGAAGTTTAGTGGATACAAACTCAACCTCAAATAGTACAAGTGCAGTAACAACTAATAATGTAAGCACTAGTACTTCCACAGCTACTTCAACTAGCACGGTTAATAGTAATTCTGTCAATACTAATAACAATACAAGTACTAGCACAAACGTTAATACCAATAATAATATACAGAGCGGAACTGCTACCAATATAAATGATAATCGTATGAGTGGATCAGTTACCTATAACAATAATAATAATATGAGTGGATCAGTTACCTATAACAATAATAATGTGAATAGTGGTACAATGACTTATAATAATAACAACGTAACTACTAGTAACAATGTAAATCAAAATATTAATAGTGGTACAATGACATACAATAATAATAATGTGAATAGTGGTACAATGACTTATAATAATAATAATAAATCTGATGCTACTAATATTAATTATAATGTAAATTCTGGTACACAAACTTTCAATAATAATAATGTTACTAGAAGCGAAAACTTAAATACCAATATAGGTACAATGAATTACAATAATAACAATAATTCTACAAGTACAAGTACAGTAAATAATAATCAAACTGGTGATATGACTAATAGAAATATTAACACCTCAACCGCTACTACAAACAATACTAATGTAAATCAAAATAATAGTACAAGTGTAAGTACAAATATACAACAAGGTGACATGACCAATAGAAATATAAATGAAACAAACATTACTCAAAGAGTAATACAACCTCCTCCTACAGCTATAGCACCAGCAATGATGAGTGGTGGAGGTCAAGATTTATGTACTACTGGTTCTAGTGGAGCGGTACAAACTCAAGTATTAGGTATGTCTATAGGCGGCACACAAAGAGATTTGAATTGTGAAAGATTAAAATTAAGTAAGACGCTTTATGATATGGGTATGAAAGTTGCTGCGGTTGCTACGATGTGTCAAGATCGAAGAGTATGGGAAGCTATGATGGCAGCAGGAACACCTTGTCCGTATGAAGGACAAATAGGAGAAAAAGCTAAAGAATTATGGATAGCCAATCCCCAAAAGATTCCTCAGTATGATTATATTACCGAAAAAGAAAATAGTAAAAAAGTTTCTTATTCTACAAGCAGTTTTAGATAATGGATAAGAACTACGGTTACAAGCATACTAAAGGGTTTGTAGCCTTTATAGTAATGTTATTAATCATGTTAATACTTGCTCCTGCGTTTTCACAGACTGCTTCAATTGACATTACTGGCAATTTAGTAAACAATACACAAACAGCAACATCAGCAGTTTCCACATGGCAAAACGGTAAATTTGTAAATGAGTTAAAATGCTGGCAAGCTGGAGATCCCGATTGTAGTCCTGGAACTCCTTATATAAGACCTGATGGTAGTATAAATTTTAGTTATGGGTTTACTGAACTATACCAGGTAGTTAATGTATCTAAGGCTCTTCCTAACTCTGGTACTGGTTTAGTTACTACAGGATTTACTTTTAGTTGGCGAAGTAAAAATGGTAATTATTGGGATGATGCAAGACAAGATGAACTGAAGGCATACGTTCAAGGCTATACTAAATCAGGACAATGGATTGAAAACTTTAATTATAATTTAAATTTTATTCACGATTGGACAGACTACTCGTGGAGTACTAATTGGAGCAAACTTAGACGACCAAATGATTTAGCAAATGTAATATTTGGGTTCGCTGGCAAGGATAACAACTATTGGATGGGCCCGTATGGTCCAGAAATAACCAATGTAAATTTTCAACTTAAGTACAAACCTGATCCTTGCGTCACTAATCCTTTATACAGTCCGGAGTGTCCTAAGTTTCAAGAAACACTACAGAAAAATTTAGCAACCACTACAACAACTGAATCTATAAAACCTCCACCAGAGTTTGACCCACAACAATCACAAGACACTCAACATCATCCACCTAAATCTGATAATAAGTTTTTAACGGCTGAAAAGGAAGAAGGCGTATATGAGGAACCTCTTGTTGATATTGATAGATTAATTAATGCCTTAATAAAAATAGAAGACAATCAAATTAGAGAACAACAATTAACAATGGAGACTGCAACAACAGCTGTAGCTGAAACTGAAAAGATATCCAACCAAACGTTAAGACAAGCTGAACAAATTGCATCAAGAGCTGTAAGACAAAGTATAGAAATTGGTATGAAAAGTCAACAACAATCAATACAAGATAATGCATCAAAAGAAAATAAGTCACAGCAATCTTTATTATTATTTCAAGCACCAACATTAATAACAACTGAAGGGTTTAAATTGCCAAGTGCACAAAATCAAATTAATATACTTCAATCACCAGCTATACAAGCACAAAATGAAACAATTATATCTAATAATCAGCAAACAAATAGAATGCAATCCAATATTTCAACTATTAATTTAACTGTTTCTAATGAGACAATAGTAAATAATAACGCAATTCAATACCAGTTGAATCAATTTATTGGTTCCACAAATACAGTGTCTTTAAACAATTCTCAACATATATCATTAAACTTTAACACAAGTACGATGACTGACATACCAACTACTCAGTTAAATTTTTTAATCAATAAAGCTGATCCAATAAATTCAATTATAGAATCTAAATCTAATATTCAAGAAAAAAAGGATGATACAAATTTTAAACAAGTAAAAACAATTGTGCAAGATAATGATTTGGCTTCAGGTATAAGTATTGATACTATAGCTAGAACTCCTGTTGGATTTTATTCATATATGGTAGCATTAACTGATGCTAATTTCTATGCACCAAAAGAAATTTATAGGAATCAAAGAACAGTAGATAATGCTAGAGCATTAAGACAATTGGCAAGTGATCGACTTCACCAACAGATGGTGGATCAACAATACTTACCGAGGTAAAAATGTCAGAAGAAAAAGTAAACATAGACAAAAAGGTAGATGAATTAGAAGCTGCTGCTAAAAAATATGCAAGCAAAGATACCGTAATCAGTATAGGCGGATATGAATTTACTCCTGCTAAATTAATGATAGCAGCAACTATAGTAAGTTCAACATTAGGTGGACTGTATGGTGTATTCGAAGTGTATAAAGATTATATGGGTATGAAGAAAAAGATAGCTGAATATGTTTCACCAGACTTTTCAGAGTTTGATAAACGCTTAGCTGTTATAGAAGAAAATGCTAGTAAGACAGCAAAGGCAGTTCAAGAAGGATCTGATAAAACTGCTGAATATACTAGAGATATTAAAAATGATTTAAAGAATGATATTAGGC